CCTTCAAGATTCCATTTATTATCGCGGGCAGAATCCGCAAGCTGTTGTTCAGTATAATAAAAACGCAAACCAAAAAACGGAATTTGTTGAATGTCCTCACCAGAGCCACCAGCGACGATTACATCCTCTGGTGGAATTGCGTAGTGTCGTGGACCAACGGAAAGTACTTTCGCGGTCTTTGTTTTCTTTGTCCGTCGTACATAAGGTGTATAAATCACGCCTGTACCAAGTTGTATGTCATCAAGGATCGCCGTTTCTGCCGCATTACGCAGGTTTAACTCCGGCGACGTAGCAAGATGGTTAACGTAACGTTGCATTGCCTTCGCGTCGTTGACTGTTTCTTCATCACCACGAAACTTTGGTTTTGGTCGAACAGTAACAAGCGGTGTTGTATTGAAGATAAGGTCAATTGCCTGTGCATAAATTGTATCAGCTGCAATCGCACCGATGGTAACTTCGATGTTTGGCGCATTAGGGATAGGAACGTCACGTACGCTCAATTTTGGCACTCCATTATACATTTTCAAGCATTCACGCCAAGCAGACTCAAGACGCCCACGAGCAGAAATTGCATCTTCGATTTCAATATAAATCCAATTTTTTAAGGCATTAAGTCTTTCAGATGCAACACCAAGTATTTGCCTTGTTTTATGTTTTTCTATAAATCGTGGCATTTTTAGTTATTCCTTATTTTATAACTACTTTGATTTTTAGCATTAATTAATTGTTTAATCAACTTGTCTTGCTAATTCTGACCACTTTCCGTCTGATCTGTTTATAAGAGTTAAAGTATCGTTAGCTGTCATATTATAATCTACACTGCCATTTAACAATATATTTGTTCCATCAGTAATTGTTACAGTATGCGCAGACACTATAGTAATAATTTGGCCTTCTACACCATCGTCAAAATCAGTAATAGTTGTTACGCCGCCTGTTACAAATGTTTTTCCGTGCTTTACACTTGGAGTAGCATCATCAGCTAATACTGTCGATGGTCCGTAAGTTCCTGAGTATTCAGATGTTACGCCATTAAGTAAGATATTTTCTTCTGCTGTTTTAGTTGGGCCATCGAGCACTATATTGTCATTATTACCCGATACTATATTTCCACTAACAACAGCATCGGTTATGCCCGATACAACCTGTATTCCTCTTGAAGTATTAGAGAGAACGTAATTACCAATAATTATATGTTTTCCAGTGCCGGCAACCGTTATCCCGTGCGCTCCATTTGTATCACAAATATTATTAGAAATTACTGAATCCCCATCAGTTATAGTAATGCCCGTTGATGTATTACCCGAACATTCATTTCCTCTAATTATAAAATAATCAGATGTTGTTCCTGCCGAATCAATAATCCTAATGCCATGAATACCATTGGAGACAGATTTGTTATTGCTTATTATTGCCCGTGGAAAGTCTTTACAATAAATTCCGGTTTCAGTAGAATCTTGAACAATGTTGCCAGTAACTATTGCGGTTCCATCTGCTAAACCTGTTTCATTTGGATCAAATAAAGCTATTCCGTGATGCCCGCTATCTTTTATGACATTTCCAGTAATAGTTACGTTTCGAACATTCGCAGTGCCAATTCCTGCGGGAGATAAAGTTTCAACAATGTTCGCATTGGTACTTACCGTATCTATGCTGTTGCCGGTAATGGAAGTATACTCTGCGCCCTGAACATAAATTCCAGCACCATAGATAAATCCGTTGGTAGCATGCTCCATGTCCCCAGTAATATCTTTCACTGTATTGCCAGAAATTACATTTCCATAAAGAGTGTCGGCGGCGTTTAATCTATAAAGCATTATTCCATAACCATCTTCACCGCTTATTGTATTACCCGTGACACTGTTTGAATTAACAGTGGCCCCCGAAGTTACGGTTTGTAATGCTATTCCAATTGCCGCGCCATCTTCTATTGTATTTCCAATAATAGTGTTAAAATTTGCATTCCCATAACCAACAGAAATGTCGTGTCCCGAGTCTCCATGTGTTTCTGTTACAGGATCGTAAACACTGTTTCGAATCACATTATTAGAAACTATACAATAACTGGATGAGTAGATGAAAATCCCACCACGCCTATGGTCAGAAACAGTACATCCGGTTACTTTTGAATTTAAACTATTAAGTAGAGTAAATCCATAACCATCAGTAACGGTTGCTGTTGTAGTATTTGGGACAGCATACAAATTTTTAAAAGTAACTCCCGTAACACCGCTTGCTACAAAAACAGAAGCATTTGCATTCGTGCCTGATTGAACCAATTTAGACAATTCACCAACACCAAAAATAGTTTGATTATTATTATCAATAGTTAGTGTTGAAGAAATTTTATAGTAATTAGATGTGCCCGGAAAAAAGGTATCACAGCCTGTGTCTAATGCGGCCTGTATTGCTGTAGTATCATCCGTGCTCCCATCTGCTAACGCACCCCACCATTGAGGAATAACTTCTTTTGTATGTTTACCATCAAAGACAACAATGCCTCCACTACTTACATCAAATACTTGATGTAATCCAACATCAAACGGTCCATTAATAGTAAGAGTCACACCGTTGTTAATAAACAACATTACACCATTATTAACGAAATAAAGTTGCATAGTAATTGGAACAGTTGTATTTGCCGAAATGTTGTCATCACAATCAATGTAAAGAGTTGTTGGGACTACACCAATAGTATCAACAGCATCTTTTAATCTTCCGTCACTACCATCAGCAAATGTTGGATCAGAAAGAAAAACAATCCCGCCTGTTCGATAATCATTTACAGTTGTAATTGATGAACCATCTGTCACAACTTCAAAAAGCATCATGGTACCAGCAGGCGCATTTGGTTGTGCTGTGCCATTTGCCATTTCAGCAAAAACAAAGTTGCCGTCATAGGTTATTGCTGCCCCTGCAATAGTGACTGTAGTTGTATCATTGTAACGAAGTAAAACAAAAGTGTCCTTTGATGCAGTATATGTATGCGAAACGGAAGCATCCGTCACGTAATAACCTTCAATGTAAGCAACAACAGTTGAAATTGTGTGAGTTAAAGAAGCGTCTGTTGTACCGATACCGCCTGAAACAACACGAGTAAGTCTTTGTTCACGTTGTGCATCTTCGTCACGAAGAAAAGTTTGAAGGTCTGATATAAATGTCGCATCGGCTGATGGTACAGTGTTGATAGTCTGCGTTTCACTGTGTGCAACGCTTATATTTACGAGCAATAAAACGATCGCAACGACAATACTACCAAGTACAATATTTATCCGGGTAAGGATAGAATTTACACGTTTATCCACGGCATTAATCTCCTCCCATTGCTTGACATTTTCTAATTCAAGATTTTCAATTCTGGCCTCATGTCCTGAATGTTGAACACATAAACCTCTTCTAATCTCTCCATTTGACATATTACACCTTCCAGTTTCAAGCCAATTCAAATAACAAGCGAGCATTTGCTGGTGTACTAAGTGTCCAATCAGAAATGTCTATAAAAGGCCACATACGTGTACCGCGAGGGCCGAATTCAAGACGCTTTGTTTCTCCCGCAGTTTTTTCGGACAAGATTCGCGGTGCAGTAATGGCTGTTGCTATTGCAGCCGCTGTCGTAAGCTGTGATGGAGTACCAGCTTTAATAACAGCAATGTCGTTCGCCGCGCTCGGGAAAAAAGTGATTGACTTTACTTGAATGCCACTTTCAACAAAACCAGCCAAGTCGCCGGGGATTGACCAATCTGCATCGAGTCCCTTTATTTCAAGGAATCTATCAACTAACTTTGTTGTGTTTGCCATTTCTCAACCTCACTTTACTTTTTGTTCAACGGAAAACTGCAATTGTGCGGGTTTCCAAAAATCCTGCCATTTTTTATTCGATTACCTCTCACACGTTGCGGTCCTTTTCTACGTACAGGACCGGTGTTCGGTGTTTTTGCAGGTTTCTTCGGGGTAAATTTTGACTTATTCATGTGTTTCTCCTTTAAGAATGCACGCCTGTATTAGCGCGTGCATCCCGTTTTGCCGTTAATAACTCGTCCCGCCACGTGTCGGGCGATGAATCCCGCCTTTCTTTGTCGGGTTAACAACACCACGCCGACCTTTCGCCGGGCCGGGCTTCATCGGAACTTTGCTCCCGGTACGTCCTTTTTTGTGGTTGTTGATCTCACGATACTTTACTTTTCCTGCTGACTGGCCACTCATGTTTTACTCTCCTTTGTTGTAGTTACTTTGTGCTCTGAATTTAGCTAATTCCTGTGAAATTAAATACGCAGGCATCTTAGTCGATCGAAGGTATTTCGCGTATGATTCAAGTTCATTGTCTTTCATTCGCGTTATTGTTTGCTTCGGTGCGACACGATTCATGCAAGTTTCCATTGCGTCAATGATATCCTTCGTTGCAGCAGTTGGAAAACCTGTCATTTCGCTGCGTGCTTCAATTTCGTCCTTCTGTAAAAAGAATCTACCCTGTAAAATCACAGGTTCAACACCTGTTCGAATACGATAATCCTTTTCTACATTCGTCGGTTGATAAATCTGCATCATTTTAATTGTGCCGAAACGTTCTTTTGCTTCTTCGCGGACAAGTGAACCAAACAGTACTTGCATACCATTTGCCTCAAGCCCGAAACGACGTGGTTCATACTGTTCGTGCGTGTCAAGAATTTTGTTTTTGAAATCGGTAGTGGTAAGGCGTCCGGCCCAAATGTAAAGCCAAAACCACCTCGATAACCAATCACGTGCGCCGATGACGATGCACTGACGAGCAGTACGTCGCTTTGAACGCGCATCCTTTCCAGCAGCTAAATCAGCGTAACCATATCTTTCGAGACTTTCTATCGGAATCCGCTGCATTATTATCTCCCGTTCCCACGCGCCTTATTATAACAAAGCATCGCTGTACCGATGTAAATCGTCTTTGCTTCGGCCTGCATACCATAATAATAAAGCCCTGACGCAAGACCAAGCGCAAGTGCCATGTAAATAAGACGTTCACCGTGAGCATTCCAAAACTTCTTCCACCATTCCATCATCACATTCCTCCTTTCATTTAACTCCAATGTTGACGTCAGTTCTCATGAACATCATCGTTAATATTTTTTCGAATAAACCAGGAGAAGGTTTATTATCCATCACAACTTTCACGCCGTTCCCTTCAAACGACACGACGCCTTCCTTCGTGCTCGACGTAATTTTATATTCGTCGCCATTGGGAAGAATTATTGTCGCGTGGGATGCAGTAAAAGCCGCGCAACCTGAAAGTAACAATAATAATATAACCACACTTAGATATTTCATTATGCAGCCCTTAATCTTGTGCCACCACCGCCTTCAATTAAACGATTCATAATCGTAGCACTTAAAACTTCGCCACGTTTAACTGTTACAGGCGGTTTGCCTTTTGTTGATTTGCTTTTGTTCCTTTTAAGTAAGATCTCGTCACGTACACTTTCTTCGAATACAACGCAACCGTCTATAATACTGAAATCTCGTACGAGATCCATGTCGAAATCAGTCAATGCAGGATCTGCCGCACTGTTGAGATATAACAAATAAAACTTCGATCCATGTTCGGTACGAAGTTGCTCAATGTCCGCTTTAGTGTATTTTTCCGGCCACAAAATCTTCCCGTCCCGAATTATGCGATGGAAGCTTTCGTCGTTCACTTCCACGCTTGGATCATTATCGATGATTTCGCTGTAAAGATCGTAGACTGCCCAACGTGTGCCGATGATAAACTCAAGTGACTGTAAACCGCTTTCGATTTCGTACTTGTCAAGCAATGCCCTGCTTGCTTTGTGCCACTCGATTGCTTCTGTCATAACCGTTTCACTATTTGCGGCCTTAAAACTTACCAAGTCATCTTTTATCATTACGTTAGGTCGTGAACCAGTGATTGCACCGCCGACACCTACTGCGCGTACTGTCGGATCAGGCCATTCATTCTCACGTGGAATGATTATCCCCGAATCACTCCACATTTTCGCTTCACTCCGCGCCTTTCCTTCATAAACACGATGCGGCCAGAAAGCGCGGAAGATCTTGTTTTCTTCAAAAATGCTCTGGACAACACGAAGGTTCTTCTTAGCCATCGTTTCTGTTTCGCCACTCAGTAAAATTCGACATTCACTCCCTTCAATACCGGGAAAATAAATATTAGTCGCGGCAGGTTGAATAAGAATGTGTGGCGGGAGTCCACCAGCAACGATTGTAGTCTTGGCGTGTTCACGTGGCATCAACACAAGTTTCCGTGCAGGAGGGCACTTCTGAATAAATCTGCATATATCGCGGTGAAAATGCGGTGTAAGAAAAAACCGTCCAAGCACACCTTTAAGAAAAATGAAAAGAGACTCTTCCGCTCTCTTTTTGTATCGTTTAATGTATTCACCTTCAGCAGTAGTCGCGCCTGCCTGTCGAGGTTGCCCGTTTTTATCAATCACAACTTCGCGTTGCTGCAATTGATTGTCGCCTTTTTGGTAGTCTGAAGGGAAGGGGGGAGCGGCAGATGTGTCGGGCAGCACATCCAATGGGCCGCCCCCCCACTTGTGAACGTCAACGACGGGGTACTGTGCCGTTGGCGTGAAATCGTCCCTGCTGAGTATCGGATCAGGCAGGAACGTAATCCGACACGCTTGGCCGAACGTGCCGGTAACCGGTGCATCCCGCCCAGGCTTTACGAGTGCACCGGTTATATCACTGTAATCGAAATGTTTGATTGCACCTAATTGAAATGGTCGATCATCCACTTCGATAAAATGTTGTTTGAAACTCACAATGGAACTGAGACGTTCCGCTTCGTCATTATCAATGTCATCAACGCACAGAAAATCATCGATGTCGAACGATGTATCGACTACAATGTCGCGTTTATTTTTATCATACTTATATTTTCTGCGCTTCGGTTTCTTCACAATCATTCCCTGAATTTTCAGTGCTCATTGCGTAATCTTTATTTTCGAGCAGATCGTAAATTTCTTTGTCCTCAATCGAACCTTCTTCGATTAATGCCTGTTGCATGTTTTGCAAGTCGCTGAGAGGAAGCGAAATGACAAGGTGCCGTTCATCAACTTCCTTTCTGACTTTTGGAGCTTTCGGCGCACGATCGAGGAAAGCGATCGACGCTTTGATCCTGTCTCCACCTTTTGAAAGTGGATTATCCCGTACTTCAATAAGTGCTTGCACAGACGGTCCGATCTGCTGGTTAAACAATTCTTCAGGATTTTGCGTGGCAGCGATCTTTTTTGATGTAATATATGCCCGACATCTTTGAAGTAAAATCTGGTAATCTGCCACGCGCCGTAAATTAATGACGGCCCCGGCAGGTTTGTTGAGTTCCAATTCAATTTCCGAAGGAAGCATCCCAAAAGCTTCGAACCAAGCACAGAGAATCGCGTCTTCTTGAAGCTCCAAGCCGTCCGCGAGACTCATTTGCTGTGTGGTCAGAGCATTAATGCCAGAGACATTCGGCTCCTTTTTTTTATACTCTGTAATTTTCATACTGGCCCTCAAATTGTTCGTTCAAACAGATACTAACGCAAATATCATACCTTTAAGATAAATGTCAAGAAAGATTGTATCTACGCAGATTACAAGCCACAAGATGTAGCGTTTTCCGCGATCGACTCGTCGTTTTACGGGCACTGATAATTACACGAATTTTTTGTAATTTCTGTGGTTTATGTTGTCATAGAGGACTGTATCTGCACAAACATTGCATTGTTTGCATTTACAAGCAGATGTTGAAAATAGTATGCATATACAAGAGGTGCATCCGTATATATCGTGCGCCCTCAGGGGGGATGCGGGGGTATTTTTTTGCTTGTATGC